GAAACTGATGATTCGAACGCACCAGAACTATCACAAACAGATATCTTTAATGAGTTACCAAGTGAACCAGGATACTTTGCTAAGAAAGAAGCATCACCTGGAACTGTAACATCATTGTCATAATGATCTCTGTTCTTTATTAAGATAGTATGTGATGAGTTACTAGAGTCTACTGCTGTAGCAGGGTTCTGCAACACAGTAGCATTAAGAGCCGTAGCTGCAACAGCTCGGCTGACGTACAATTGATTCCCGTACGCTAGGAAGTTGGCAGCAGTGAAAAACGTTTCGAAACAAGTACCATCTGGCTTATGAAACCTTGATGTCAACTCTTCTTCAGAAGAAATCAAAGTTGCTACTTCCACAGGACCCCATCTAAATGTTCCTGCAAAAGCACCTTCCGTTGTTGAAACGGCAGGTACAATGGTAGTTAGATCTATTTCCGAAACATTTACACCAGGACTTACTTGGAATGCCATGGCTTAATTCTCCTTCATTAAGGTTTTGAAAAGCATATATGCTTCTGATTATTTATAAAAAGACAACCTTTTACGTTAGAAGATGCCATTTGTTCACATCCATTTCTTCATGTTGAGTAACAATCCTTAGGTATGCATCATACTCATCATCCATTTCTTTTTCAGTATAGAAACTACTCATCCACTGTTCGTAGTATGGAGGTCTTATTGAGTAAGTTGGATTTGTTCGTTTACCAACAGCAACATATTTAGATAGATTTTTAAAATGTATAATTTTGTAGTTTGTATCTACTTCTAAAAGTTTTTGTAATTCTAAGTTAGAATGTTCAAGTATAAATTTTTTACGATACTTTGACATGCTTAAATGATTTGCATTTGTTACTGCAGAACATAATCTTTCATATGGGTTTCTCATAACAACAACTTTTTCTTCTGTGTTGCTTGTTTCAAAAGATTTATAATGATCATCCTCATAAGAAAATTTGTATGGTCTCTTGTATCCAAAGTGTTCATACATACTGGTATGACCACATCTTGTATATGCTATTACACAAATTTTTCCACTATCATAAAAGAACAACTACCAAGAACCTTCAATCTCATATGGTGTATCAACAATCAAAGAGTCACTACTATACTTTTGCATATCATCGTCTGGATCTGTAAAACCATCTTGGAAGAATCCAAAAGGTAACATATCTTCTTCCAGTGCCTTTTCATTTGCAGCAAGCAAGTTCTTTCTTATATCAATGTCTGTCATTTCCTTGAAGTATTCTTGACCTGTCAACCAAGCAAACAATACTAATGACATTACTAAGTCATCATTATAACCTTCCTCAGCAGCATAACTTTGTCCTCTAACAACAAATGCTGTAAGCTCTTTTAGTATTTCAAAGTCATTAATTACTAATCTATCATTTTCTATTATAGTTTTGAGAGATGCACAACCAACTCTTTTCAATTGTTTAGTTGTTCGAACTCCAAGTTGTTGTGACTTGCCACCAAATCCAGCTGTAAGTAATTGTCCAGATCTACCTTTCCATTCAGCTGTAAGTATTCCTTCATACTCTAACTCATGATGAAGTATATCAGCAACTTGTTGGCCAATGTCATTTATTTCTACTAGAACAATAGCATCATTATACTTACGTGCAATGTCGTAAATAATATTAGGGTATAACATCGGACTAATAATGTTGGATCTATACGTACACACAACCTCATAAGGTACAGCAGTACAGTCGCAGACAGTAAATGCACTATAATCATTACCAATGCCTCTGGAAGTATCAACAGAGATGGCATATACATGTCCTTTTACAACTTCTTTCCATATTTTTACATTCTCATTTTGTGCAATTGGATCATGAAAGACCAATGATGCAAGTTTACTTGGATTGATTAATGTATTTGATGAACCTATAAAGTCACATTCAAACTCTTGTCTGAATTGTTCTTCACTAGTGTTCTTGATAGTTTGTTCTCTCCAAGCCTCATCTCTACCTGGTACAGCAGACCAATGAACTTGAATAGGTACATATTCATTTCTTCCTTCTTCAGCATCTACCCATAACTTGTAAAACAAGTTCATACCTTTAGGAGTAGATGTAATCATAACTCTTGATGTTCTACCAGATGATATAGTAGGATAAACAGATGCAAAGAATTCTTCTTGTAGCTGTGCATCAACGAATGCAAATTCATCAAGATAGACAAGAGAGAATGAACCACCTCGTATAGCAGATGATGATGTTGAACTAGCTAGAACTTTACTTCCATTTTCTAATTCAAGACTACCTTTATTCCATTCAACTAAACCTTGTTGCAACCAATGTGGTAACCATTCATATGCCATCTGTAGTCTACTTAGAATCTCTCTAGCTGTACTTGCTTTGTTAGCCAGTATAGCACAATTGAATGATTCATTGAATAAGATAAACCAAAGTATGACAGCAACCATGGTTGTTGTCTTACCTGACTGCCGTGGCATCTTACATATAGAGAAACGATTATGAACAACAGACTTCATAATGTCTAATTGAAAGTCATATAAGTCAAGAGGTACAACACCTTCATCGATGTTGACAATCTTCATATATGTACGACAGAAGTATTCAATATCCTTAGAACATCTTACAAGTTCTTGGATTTGTTCTTCTGTATAATCTAGTTTAACTCCAGCTTTTTTGAGTCTGGGATTACCTAGATAGATTTCATTCGGGGATAATTCCACGCTCTTTCAACTTTGTTCTGTTGTTTAGATGTTCAGACACTATAAGATCTTTTGATTGTCCATGGTACCTAACACCATAATTTTCTTGAATCATAGCTTCTGCCATAAGCATCCACCTACCTGACGTAGAATGATATACTTCAAAGTCACCTAATATTCTTCCAAACTTTCCTTTTTCATCCTTGAAAGATTTGAACTTCTTACAATTGACAAGATACTTTTCAACTTGTTCTTTTGCTAGTATACCATATTTTTTCTCAACAGGATCAGACGTTCTTGATTCTGGTGTATCTATTCCCATAATACGAATACGTTGGTTTCTCAACCACACTCCAAAACCAAGATCAATATCAATGTCAACAGTATCTCCATCTACTACTTTAATTAAATTAAAATTATATTCAAACATCCGTTGACTTCTCCGTTTTTTTATGTATAATAAGCTCTGCGTCTCGGGCAAGTATACTATACATTACCATCTTTACTATCATCATTCTCTGTAGCCCAAGGCTTGATGGAATGTATATGACCTACCATGTTATTTATAGTCTTGACAGGCCTGTCATTTTTAAGCACATCATATACATCATCTAAGTACCATGTGTTGATAGTTCTATTTGGACTAGAGAAATATGTCTCTCCAGTTTTCATATTGATATAATGGTTTGTTCTATGTGATATATCTTCTCTTGAAAACCAATACCAATCTCTTTGATGAGATTTTTTATCCATAAACCAATTACCTATTTCAGGAAAATAGTGTGAATAGTAATCCTTTTTGTAATAGTCATCCCATCTCACTCCATACAATGTACTATGTTCGTTGAACAGGTTCATTTGTCTTTTGAAAAAATTACAGTATATTGCTGAAAGAATAATTGGATTATCTTCAAAGAACTCTGTATCTTCAAATCCATTTTGCAATGTTGCTATTCTTCTAAATCTTCTTATTGATTGCTCATAGCACTGTAATGGACTATGTGGAGTGAACCTACCCATCAATGGTATACCTGTACCCCATATGATGTAATCTCTTTCACGATCAATATCAGGGTGGTTAATTATTTCTGCCTGTACAGCTGCATAAGATACTATTGGAAATTGTTTGATGAAAAGATCTTGATAAAAATCTGACTTAACAAATTTTACTACATCAACATTTTGATAAATGTTTGGAATTATTCTTGTATGTGTAAGTTGATGAGATTCTGTTTGGTTTAATGTACGGTGTCTAAAACTATAGATTTGATGTATCTTTGTATTTTCAATACCAGCTTTATCAAAGATATATGAAATAAGAGTACTTTCAGCTCCTCCACTTATTGGAATTACTATTCTCTTATCTGTTCTTTCTCTTATCTTCTCAGCAGTCATGAAGCATGCATCACGAAAAGACATATCTGTCTGTTCAAATCTCATCATGATGTGAATGTTATCTTTATCTAAGACATAGCCTTTTCCTGCCCAATGAGGAACTCCGCTATAGAATCTTATCTCATCG